GACGTCCACGTATTCGGGCGCGATCTCGACAGACCGACACTGGCGATTAGTCCGCTCTGCAGCGAGCATCGTCGTTCCCGAGCCACCGAAGGGCTCGAACACGATGTCGCCAGAGTCCGAGTAGGAATCCAGGATGAATTCCGGCAGCGCCACCGGGAATACGGCGGGGTGGTCGATGTCCTGACCGATCTTTCCCTTGTGGCGCATCACCCGGATCACCGAGTCGGGAATCTTGGTTTCTTGGGTGGGTTGGCCCTTATGTGCCCAGCCGCCAACCTCCCCATCTTTGCTACGCATAGCGGTGGATGAGCCATCCGGGCGCAGATGCGAATCCTGACCGGCGTGTTTGCATGGGACGATCTTGTTGGGTGTACGGCTGTGGCGGTTGAAATGGAAAACGAACTCAAAGCTTGGGGCCAGCCGCCCTGACCAGTCGCCGGGCATCCCCGGCCCCTGATCCCAGACGTACCATGCAAAGCGCCGCCAACCCTGCGTGCGCATCCAGCCGAGCCAGCCATCCCAATACGGGATCACCTCGTTGTCACGGTGAATGAGCCCGAGGTTAATCAGGATTTGTGCGTTCTCGGCCACCGGCAGGTGGGCGAACACACTGCGCATCAGACTGTCCCAATCGGCAATGCCGCCGCTGACGTAGTCTCGCTGGTTGCCGTAGGGCGGCGAAGTGAAGCAGACCTTCGCTTGTTCGCTCTGCATCAGAGTGGCGATCACAGCCGGGTCGGCGGCATCGCCGCAGATCAGCCGGTGCTTGCCAAAAGCCCAGACATCACCGGCACGCGAGACGGGCGTAGCCGAAACTTCCGGCACGTCATCGGCCGCGTCGGGCGCATCCGCATCCTGTGCATCTCCATTACCAACGGCGACATCGCCAGCAAGCAGTTGCTCGATCTCCGCGTCATCGAAGCCGGTAAGCGCGAGGTCATAACCCGCCTCTGATAACTCAGCCAGTTCCAGCGCCAGCAGTTCCTCGTTCCACCCGGCATCCAGCGCCAGTCTATTATCCGAGATGACGTAGGCGCGCTTTTGCGTGGACGAGAGGTGACCCAGTTCAATGACCGGCACGTCGACCAACCCCAACTTGCGGGCTGCGGCTAGACGACCATGTCCGGCGATGACCCCATGTTCTCCATCGACGAGGATCGGGTTGGTCCATCCGTACTCGACGATGCTGGCGGCAATCTTGGCTACTTGCGCTTCGGTGTGGGTGCGTGGATTCCGGGCGAAAGGAATCAGCGCCTCGACCTTGCGGTACTCGACGTTAAGCATGTTCGGTTCGTGTATTCCAAAATGAAGCGGCCCGCACAGTGGCGGGCCGTTGGGTGGGCTGGGTGCAAACCTGCAAACCCTGCAAACCTCGGTTTGCAGTCTGGCGCTAGAGCAATGCCGCGCTGTCGCCTCCCGCATGGGATTTTGGGAAGGAAGGACCCCTCTTGATTTGAGCGACCTCCGCTGCGTGCGCACCTTTCGCAACCATAGCCGTCACTGTAGGCCAAAACCACCCGAGATGCGACACCCCTGCAAGCACCAAAACCAGCAACCTTCCGAAGCGTTCCGCATATGCTTCCAGCCGTTGTCAATTTTGCTCAAAATTACTCACCCCGACAGGCATCGACACGCCGTTGAGGTGGTCGGCCACGATCTGCAGAGCACGTTGCCAGCGACGCTGGGCAGTCTTGGTGCAGTATCCGAAGCGCCGTGCGATCTTTTGCCACTCGTACTGCTTGGCCCGCATCCAGATCAGGTGTCGCTGCTCGACTTCCAGCCACTGCACCCAGGCCATGGTCTCCAACATGAGTTCCACGGCCTTCGGGCTAGGTGGCATGTGGCGGTAGAGCCGATCTGGATCCGGGTAACGGTCCGGTACCTGGAACGCAAACATCGACCAGGAGTTGAAGTAGCCATGCACGCGTACCGGTGGCAGTCGGTGGGCTGTGTAGGCGGCATCACTGAACCGTGCTGCCACATCATCCATTGTCCACTCAGTCATGACGTTTCCCTCCATAGAGCCGTTCTCCGATCCTGCGCACGATCTCACGCTCGACGAAGTCCAGTCGCTTGTCACCTTCCGCCACCACAAGGATGTGCTGATCACGCCAGCCGCTTTGTTTGATTACTTCCAGATCGGTGGTCTGCGGTTGCAGGCGTCCCAGGGGGCAACGGTATTGAGGCAGATTGATTTTCATGCTTAGAACTCCTGCGTCTCGATGGCCCAGAAGAGAATCGCCAGCGCATCGGCCTCGTTGTCGTCAGCGGGCATGAAGCCTTTCTTGACAACTGCGGACACCATTTCGTCCTTGCTTGCGTTGCCCTTGCCGGTAGCGTGCTTCTTGATCGTGCCGACCGGTACACCTTGATAGGGGATCTGGTGGTGCTCGCACCAGGCAGTGAGGGTGGCCAGAAAGCCGCCATAGGCGTGCGCGGCATCCACCCCGAGATGCCGCCTGACTTCCTCGAAGTAGATGGCTGTGATGCCATCGGTGCATGTCTTGAGTTCAGTCAGCCAGCGTTTGAAGCGCAGGAAACGCATGCCGCCGCCTTCGAAGCGTTGTGGCTTGAACGATTGGGAACCACTGGTCAGGGAGTCGTCGTGTGCCAGTAGCGCCCACCCGGTTTGGGTGCCAAGATCCAGTGCGAGGATCGAGCGGCCAGAAACTTGGGATGGGGCACTATACCAACCGGCAGACACGTCCCTACGCACGGAGGAGGGAAGCTCTGTTCCCTCTCCTACGTAGTAGGAGGGGGAGTTTTCGCCAACTTGAGATGTTCCGTAAAGCCAATGGCCACGCGCGTTTGCGTCAGTTGGCAAGTTGGCAGCGCAAGAATGCACTGCCAACTGCCAACTGGATGCAATACCTTGTCCTGCCTCGTTTTTCAGTTGGCAGAGGTTTGCCAACTGCGGGCAGTTGGCAAGGAAGTGGGTGTAGTTGGCAACGGCGCTGCCAACTGCCGAGTAAGCAGTTCTCATAGGGTCTCCTGGTCGTTCAAGTCATCGTGGTACACCCACACATCCGGGTTCTCGACAGGCAGAGACGCCCCGGAATGTGGGCACTTGTAGTGGGTAGGGAGCACCGCTAATTCGCGGATCGTGATCTCCCCGGTGGCTGGATCTGGATCTCCCGCAGGTGTGCGCAGGACCATGCCTTCGACGCACAGGTAACCAAACTTCGTGCGGCCACTGGACGGCAGTCCGTAGTCAACCCCATTGCGGAAATACTTGATGTAGCCCTGCGTTGACAACGCCGAAACGCGTTCTCGGATGGTTCTCTCGCCGCCAAGACCAGCCTTGCCCTCGAAGGCCTCGGCGAACTGGTTGGCGGTGTAGCAGCGACCGCTGCCAGACTCCTCGAAAAGGATTTGCAGGATGGCGTCTCGCTTACGTCTCCGCTCGGCGTCCAGGCGCTCGCCATAGTCCTTCATCACCAGCCTGTCATTCGGATCAACCTCGCGCCATTCACCCTGAATCTTGTCGACGTGCTTTTGCGGAATCGCCGCGCCGTTGCGTAATTCGAAGATGAGTTGGCGTGTGGACCGTGTTTCGTCCGGGCGGAACAGCAGCATCCCGGTCGAGTAATACCCGCGCAGGCTGCTGGCCCCGGCCAGAGCCTGGAACGGGTCTTCCTCAAATTGCTTCTTGCCAAGCTTTTTTGTGTGGTGGGCGAGGATGATCCCGGCGTCAGGGTTTACTGCCTCTCGAATCCGCTCCACACGCTGAGATAGAAAGAACAACATTGCACCGTTGTCGTTCTCGCCACCGCCATCGCCGCCGTCGAACACATTGCGAATCGGATCGATGGCGATGATGTCAGCTGTTTTTTCACCAAACGCATTCGCGATGGCCGGGATTACCTGGGCGAGCCCAGCGTCGTCAAGAATCAACCGCAACTGTGGGGTGGCCACGAAATTGGCTCGCGCTTCCAGCAGCCGATGCGAAGGGAGACGGACATCCTTCACGCGCTCGCGCAAGTAGTGGTACTGGACCTCGGCCTGTAGGTAGAAGACCCGCAGCGGACGGGGTGGACGCATGCCAAGGAAAGTCGCACCTGCAGCCATGTGCGTCAGCCATGACAGCAGGAAATCGCTCTTGCCGACTTTGGGTGCACCACCAAAAACAAGCATGCCGCCCGGGGTGAGCACGCGTGGTTCGACGATGTCAGGCGGCAATGGCGAGTCGTCGTCCAGCAGCGCACCGAGCGTGAAGGTAGGCAACAATGGTCGCACGGATTTCACGACTCTGCGTTCGCCTTGGGCAATGAGAGCCGCGCAGTCGAAACCCTCAGCGACTGCGTCGGCCCCGTCCCACTTCTCGGGTTTGTCGCTCGGCGGTACAAGGATTGCCACTGCGGTGCAACCAGCCACCACGCAGGCACGTGCTGCCGCCTCGGCGTAATCCCAACCCGGCGCATCCCGATCTGGCCAGATCAAGACGGACTTGCCGGCCAGCGGCGTCCAGTCGGTCTTCTCGACGGGTGCTTTCGCACCATTCATGGCCGTGGTCGCGGCAAACCCGGCCTTGATCAGGGCCTCAGCGCACTTCTCGCCCTCGACCAGCACGATTTCCCGGGCTTTCACCAGGGCTGGCAGGTTGTACAGCGGACGCGGGTCTGGGGCTCGCCACATGCGGGCGCGCACATCCCAGGGTCTGTACTCCTTGCCGCTTGGCGGTTCGTAGCGGTAAACGCAGGCTATCAATTCGCCATCGGCGCTGACGTAGTCCCACTTGGCGGTGTAAGGTCCGAGTTCATCCATCGGCACGGTGCGCACATCTCGACGCAGCGACGGCGAGACCGGTGGCGAATACCCCAGCCACTGCCGGATATCGTCAGTGATGCGCGGAAAATCGTGGCGCGTGGAAAGACCCCGTGATCGCGCCCAGGCAGCGATCAAATCGCCACCGTCGTCATCTGCGAAGTCTTTCCATAAGCCCCGCCGAGGCCCTTCCAGTTCGACGACCAGGCTCTTGCCAGGCGAGCCATCGACATCACCAACATAGAACTTGTTGCCCCGGATCAGCCCGCTGGGAAATAGGTAGAGAAGCACGGACTCAAGCCGATCCAAGAGGCCTGCGCGCAGTGCTTCCGTGTCACAGGCAAGCTCCGCGCGTTGCTCCGGTGCGTTGTTGTAGTCCAGCCAGACGATGGTGTCCGCCGTCATGCTGAACCCCAGCAACGGTCTTGCCACGCGCAGAACTTGCACTCCTGGTGGCTGGGCGTGGTTGCAAAACGCGGCAGGACCTCGCTGGCGTTGGTAGCAGTGATCACGCGCACGGCACGGTCCGACATGCGCTGCGCCAGTCCACCGTCAAACGGCAACAATTCGAACCAGATTTCCTGGGTGTCTTTGTTGATTGCAGTAAAAAGCGCTGGATTATCAGCAATGCCAGGAATGCCGACCTCCATGTACGCCTGATAGACTGCGACCTGTGCGGCATAAACAGGCTTGGACTTGGCAACCCCATGCTTAACGGTGTCGCGCCAGGACTTGTCGTTCATGGTCTTGAACTCCCAGATGGCGGGATAGCTCAGACCCAGATCAGCAGGGCCGGTGTTCAAGATGCCGTCGACATGGCCGCGTATTCGGCCGCCAGCCACCGAGAAGCCGAACTGGCCGCCTTGGGCCTTGCGTGTATACAGATCAAATCCGGCCAAACTTAGCCAGCGGATGGCCAAGTCCTCCAAGGTGTGACCGACTTCAAAGATGCGCAATAGGCGGCCCGAGAAATCACGACCGACGTCGACCGGTGTGTGCTTGTACTCATACTGCAAAGCACGCTCGCAAGCGACCCCGAGGCGCGAGGCACCGAGATAGTCACGCGGCCTCTGACCCGCGCGTTCGCGGATCAGTGCACCATCGATCAGGCTTGTGATCTGATCTTGAATTTTGGGGCGAGAGTTGAAGTCCAGCATCAGAATGGCGCTCCCATGGATGAGGACTTGCTTTTCCGGGCCAGTCGCTCCTCCAAAAACGCAAGATCCCTGGCGGCCATGCGTTCGTGCTCAGACGTCATGTGCTCCTGATAGGCCGTGACCACGACATCGATAAGGGTCATCACCTCCTCGCGGCTGTAACTCGCCAGCGGGCGGTCCATGCCGATGGCGCCCACAAACTCGCCCAAAGGCGACAAGCAACACCCCATCGCGGCCATTTCCATTTCACTCGGATCAATCATTTGTCCCTCCGTTTTGTTCATGAGCGTTGAGAACGCGTTTTGGCAGCGCCGCGAGCAAAACACCAACTTGTCGGAATAGCGGTTGAGGTCGCCGAGTTTGATGCTGGCGTTGAACCAGCCAAAGCCTTTGGCTTTGCGGGAGCAAACGGCGCATTTCACGCAAGCTCCATCGCACTGGATACATGCGCGTCGTTGGCCGCTGTCACCAGCCGCTGAATCGCGTTCTTGTTGAACTGAAACGACAGCAATGCCGACGCCTGGTAGCGGGTCATGCCGAAATCGGCACGCATTGGCTCTGGCAGGTAACCCAGTTGCTTAGGCGTCGGTGGCTCGTTGAGCCAGCGCCTGGTCTTGTGTGCAGAATCGGCCGACTCGTGGTCATTGAGCCAGTCGTCTGCCTTGGCCATGCAAACCGTGCGATCGCCAACGGCCAGCAACTTCGGGACCAGCGACTTGGCACCTCCTATGGCATGCCAGCGACCGTTCAGAAAGAACACGCCTCCCCAGGCACTGAAGCCCGTGGCCATCAACGCGTCGTCACAACCAAACAGGTCGCACCAGCGAAAGTTCGAGCGTTTCAAAAGATCGATCTCGCTCATGATGAAGTCAGACAACTCACCCACATCGTCAGGGCTGCGTTCCCAGACATGGCC